TAATGGTTTGTTCATCAGTATTTAGCGGTTGTACCAAAAAATACTTGGTTAAATACCTATGGAAAGGGCACGAAAAAGGGCGGGTATGATTAGATCTTTATGTAAAACATGTGGTAAAAGACCAGTTGCAGTTAATTATCACAAAGAAGGTAGAACATTCTACAGAGCTACCTGCGATCATTGCGCTAGGAATAGAAAACCTGGATTAACTAAGTGGCAGTTGGCAGGCTATAAGAAAAAGGATGCGTGTGATAGATGCAATTTTACCAGCAAATATCCTGATCAATTTGATGTGTATTTTGTAGACGGCCACCTAGATAATTGCCGCCATACAAATTTAAAAACAGTATGTGCTAACTGTCAGCGATTATTACACCAACTCAAGCTACCTTGGAAACGGGGAGATCTCCGACCAGACTTTTAACCTGATCATATAGGTCATCGATGCTACCATTATTATCTAAAATAGCGTCAAACTTAGTTCCAACCCATGCTGTTTCAGAAGCATGTATTTTTGTACGGTCTAATATTGCTTTGCTGGTTGCCCAATTTAAATTACCATCTGGGCCACGATTTACACTGAGTGCGGCATCGTACCAGTCCGGTTCTGGGCCTCTTACAACCCGTACTACAATTCCGCCTGCCGCTTTGATCGATTTAATTTCATTAGGAAATCGACAATCGCTGATAACAATGTCGTCTTTGCTGGTTCGAAGTTTATTTTCAAGTGCGGCAATCCAAATATCGTCATGGAAACCTTTGCGGCAAACTTCTGTGCCCCAATATTGTAAGACCCATCGTGTAGTAAGATTAGGCATACCTAAACGCTCTGCCCACCACGGATCTACTTGTTCTCGCCATTCACGGGCTGTTTTTGTACGCCCTTCTAACATTGTGCGGTCCCAGCCGAACACTTGTGCTACAGCATCTTTAAGACTGTTAGCAAAACTCTCTCTTCTAAATTCGTGGAAATTTGTTAGATAATCGGCAATAGTATCTTTGCCTGATCCAATAAAACCGCACACACCTATAATCATAGTATCTCCTGGTCGATACTATATTTTATTACATTGTGATTACAAGGTCAATCTTTTTTGGTTCTTTTGGTGGTCTTTTTGGCGTTCCAGTTGTTTACTGGACTTGTTGTCGAAACGTCTTTGTTTTCAGTACTTCCGCCTGGGCTAAGGCGAACCTTTGGAGTACCTGTTAATCCTTGAGCGGCATCTAAGATCGCTCTTTCTGCTTCGGTATATCCGATAGTAACCATCTTCAATCCCGTAGGTCCTGCAACATCCATCTTGTAATCAGGAAGTCCTGCTAATGCTACTCCGAAACGATATGCAAGGTATCCTGAACTATTATCCAACTCAGGCCACGCATGTGCATCTGGCAATGCTCCCATGATACCTGATCCATCTGGCATGTTTCCTGGATTAAAATCCTTAGCTTCTAATAAATCGCGTATCTTCATATTATCCTCTTACAAACCACATCGGAGTTTCACCTGTTTCGCTATTTCTAATAGCTAATTCTAATTTTTCAATTTCTTCTTTACCAGCGGAAATTAACGCATCACCGTTCAGACTTGTGCCGCCCTGTGGTCCTGCGATCTGATTAAACTTACTACGAGCTTCACCTAGTATGATCTTGCAAGTTGCTAGAGTATAGTCTTTAATCCAAATACCTGCGTATGGATCTTTTACAAGATCAAAATCTGGTCTATGATTATTGACCCATAACATTAATGTTTCTTGTCCTCTAGGACGTTGCATTAGTGTTAGTTTTTTATTAGAAGGATTGAAACGAAAGTTGATAAAACTACCAAACATTTTACCCACTAAATTCTGATAACTTGCAAATGCAAAATATGTTGCTAATCCGCCCATGTTACTAGAACTTAACAAATATGTATTTGTATAGGCCAAGTTAAAGGGTTCAAATAATGTACCTGTATCTCCACCACCTGTTCTGCTACCAATGCTTCTGCGGAATACTTCGCGCACACTCATAATTTCAGGTGCTAACTGATATTCGTTAACATCTTGATCTACTGTTATAAAAGCATAGCTTTCTTCAACAGAATTTGCACTACGCTGACGATATACAGCAAGGGCACGATCGATAGCTGTTTGATAATTAGATGGTTCTAATTCAACATCGACCATACCGCCACCTAGCATATTGGCAACGTAATCTATAATTTCTTGACGGGCATCAGTTGTATCACTCATGCTTATATTTAGTTAAATACACTACTATGCCAAGACTATCTCTATACCGCCCCGAAAAGGGCAATGATTTCAAGTTTTTTGACCGCTTGATTAATGAACAATTTCAGGTGGGTGGAACTGACATCTACATACACAAATATGCTGGCCCTGTTGCTCCCGAAACAGAAGCATCTCCAGCACAACCTACAAATGCTCAGTACGATCCCGTACTAGGTATACAAGATTTGCTGTTAATGGAAAACAGAGATCGTCACTACGAGCCAAACGTTTATATTGGACGTGCAATTTATACCATGCAAGATTTGGATTTTAACCTAAGTCAATTTGGTTTATTTTTAACCAACGACAATGTTATGATTCATGTACACCTGCGTACTATCGTTGAATTGTTGGGCAGAAAACCGGTGTCGGGCGATGTTCTAGAATTGCCGCATCTGAAAGACGAATATGCTCTAGGTGACGCCTCTATTGCATTAAAAAGATTCTACGTTGTACAGGATGTAACTCGTCCTTCAACAGGATTTAGTCCTACATGGTATCCGCATTTATTAAGATTAAAATGCGCTCCTATGGTTAACAGTCAAGAATATGCAGAAATACTTAAACAAGAACAGTACGATAGTCAAGGAAATCCTGCAGGGACATTAGAGGAATTAAACACAACATTTAATATTGCCCAAGCGATCAACGATGCTATTATAGCGCAAGCAGAAGCTGATTTACCAATGAGTGGATACGACACTACACCTTATTATGTTGTTCCTCTAAACGAACAAGGGCAAGTCAACGTAGAAGATGTTAGTGATACAAACATTGACGTAACTGCCGAGGGAACTATCGACGCTTCTGTTGTGCTTAGAACTCCTGAGCACGAATACTACTTGGGATACAACACAGGTAGTACTGTTCCACCTAACGGTGCGCCCTATACGTTCGGCATCAACTGGCCTAGCAATCCTATATTAGGCCAATTCCACTTACGAACAGATTATTTTCCAAATAGGCTTTTTAGATACGATGGATCCTATTGGCTCAAGTTTGAAGATAATGTAAGAATGGAAGTAACCAATACTCCCAAAGATGGAAATATGACTACTCCAAATAGCCAAACACGCCAGACAGAAGTTACCAGTTTTATTAACAATTCAAATACAGCCACTATCGGTACTAAGGTTATACAAGAACGTCAAGCACTAAGTAAAGCACTACGAATAAAGGCGGACAATTAAGATGGAGTATTTCTACGACGGGCAGATAAGACGCTACCTAACACAGTTCATGCGTCTAATGAGCAATTTCAGTTACAGTGACAATAAAGGTAATCTAACCAGAGTACCTGTTCGATATGGTGACATGAATCGACAAGTTGCACAGATACTGGCAAAGAACAGTGAAAACACAATGCCAACTGCTCCTCTTATTGGGTGCTATATTAAAAACTTAGCAGTTGCACGTACTCGATTACAAGAACCTACGCATATTAGCAAAGTGCATGTCAAAGAAAGAGACTCGTGGTATAATCCTGCTACAGGGCAAGAAGAATTCTTAAATGTAGAGGGTGAAAATTATACTGTAGAACGTCTAATGCCTGTGCCTTACGATTTAACATTTCAAGCAGACATATGGACAACAAACACAGATCAGAAATTACAGCTGATTGAGCAGATGTTGGTGTTATTCCGTCCTAGCCTAGAACTACAAACAACAGACAACTACTTAGATTGGACCAGTCTAAGCACCTTAGAATTAACAGAGATGACATTTAGTAGTCGTCAAATTCCGCAGGGTACTGAACAAGACATTGACATAGCTACGCTACAGTTCTTAACTCCAATATGGTTAACAACTCCGGCTAAAGTCAAACAGATGGGCATCATTACAAATATTATCACATCTATATTTGTTGAACCAGAAGGTACGCTAGAGTCGGGCGAATACCACACCTATACCGAAACAGATTTCTTTGGTGGAAGAACAGCTACAGCCGTCGACGGAACTACTTTAGGTAATCTAGGAGTGCTGGTCATAGATGGTACAGCGAAATTGTTATCTCAGGCCGAAGGCGTTTCAAGTGACGAAGTTCCTTACAAATATGGCACGAACATAAGTTGGTTGCGAATACTCGATCAATATCCAGGAAAGTTCCAAGCTGGTCTGAGTCAGATTAGACTATTAAAACCATCTGGTACTGAAATT